CCTATTGGAAATATTACTTGGACGTAGCCGCAACTGCATTTATAGATATGCGGACGGTCAAACTTTAGCCAGTGATTTATTGCGACATCTTCTTGCTCATCCATGTTTATTCTCCAGGCTTCCTAAAACTGCGCCTATTGCGAAATTAGCACAATCGCTCTCTGTTTTCCCTTGAATTTTTGAATATCCAAATGCTATTTCAATAGCGCCTTTCAAGAGATGGATAAATTCATCTTCCTGAAATTTATATTTTTTAGGTTCTAATTCTTCAATTTGTTTTACCAGACGCTTTACTTCTGTTTCGAGAGCGGAAATTGTGCCGCCTGCGTCATTCTCACGGTGTAAAAAATCTTCTATGATTTTAGATGATGGGTCGTTTGTGCTCATTTTACGCTCACTATTTTTCACGAAGCAGGCTAACTAGTGGATATCTAGAGTTCTAATCTAATGTACAACTTCCGAACCCGATCCACACAATTTCTCCTGCAACAACTCCACGTACTTCTCGTACACCGTCAGGTCGGGACGAAACACCTGCCACCTCCATACCTTCCGCCGTCACGCGGCAAACCCTCTGCAACTCACCCGCCAACCCTGGGCGCGTCTCCCCTGTCGGCTCGATCAACCCCGCACGGATCAGGTCAGAGACGCGTTTCCAGTATCCCGCCCGCGCCGCCACCATCCCCGTCCGTTCCCCTGCCTCGTCCGCCGTCAACCCTGGCGCGCCCGCCTTCACATACTCGGCCAACAACCGCGCCTTCTGTGACGGTCCACGCGTCGCCACTGCCCGCTCCCCCATCTTGCTCGTCTGCGGGTCATGCTTCCGCGCTGGCGGGAAGTACATCTGCAACTGCATTGCATCCATAGTTCACTCCATTCATCCACACGCCAATCTTCGCCAACAACTCCATCGCCTGGCTACGGCTGAACCGCGCCCCGCGCGCTTTCAAGTCTTCCTCCAACTTCGCGGCGATCATCTCCAGGATCTCCTTCTCCCTGTCGCTCATCTTCCCAAACGCCGCGGCAATATCCATCCAATCCAACTCCCGCAAGTCCATCACTACCGCCCTCCTCCCTCTCCAAATGTACTCATTTGGGGAGGGGCAGGGGTGGGGTTGGGCTTCGGGAACCGCAACCCTGGCGCGGGATACATAAATGCCATGTTATTATTCTCGAAGACGATGGTGATATGCGCGAACCCCGTCTCGCTCACCGAGCGCGTCACCTGTCGGCTCATAAACTCCAACTGCTCCAACGTCGCCCATTGCAACATCTCGGCCAGCAACGCCACGCGCCGCACCTCTGTCACGATCTTCTGCGCTTCATCCGACCTTCGACCTTCGACCTTCGACCTATCTTCCATCGCTTTACTCCTCTACCTGTCGGCTAAACATCGGCAACACTTCCTTCCCGATCCGCGCCTCGGCCAACTTCAAATACTGCGCGTTCAGGTCAATCCCTACATAGTCACGCCCCAACCGCACGGCCACCGCGCCCGTCGTCCCGCTCCCATTGAACGGATCCAAAACCACGCACGGCACGGGTTCGCCCGCGTCACACTCGCAGGTCGGCTTCCAGCCGCGCGTCTCTGTTTTCTTCCACGATACATCTTTGAAATGCCTGGCGCTTTCCGCGTCATGTTCTCCGAAGCCTTTTTTATATCGGCCTTCGTAAGATGAACGATGCTCATACGATGCCTCTGTTACCCTCACCCACCCCGCCCCGCACCGTGGACACGCGCCGCGTTCGCTCGTCCCCGCTTTTATCCCCACCTCGGGCAACGCTTCGGGATACGTCGCAAAGTGCGCTTCGGGATACGCCTGGGTCGGCACCGTCCACACGCTCCACTTGTTCCGCCCAAACTGGTCAGACTCAATTCGGTTCTTCAACCCCACCAGCCCATTCCTTGCTGACCTATTACGGCTTCCTTCTCCACCATTGATCGGGTCTTTTGCCCCGCCCCTCTGCTGGTCAAATGTCGGTTGGGATATCCTGGCTATCGAAGCATCCGCGTACGCCTCTCGCACCGCGTCCTGATCGTAGTAATACTTCTTGCTCCTCGAGAACAAGAAAATATATTCATGGCTCTTTGTCGGCCTGTCCGTCACGCTCTCAGGCATGGGATTCGGCTTGCTCCAAATGTTATCCATCCGCAAATACCAGCCGTCCGCCTGCATCGCCAACGCCACCCGCCACGGGATGCCGCATAAATCCTTCGGCTTCAACGCGGCCACCCCTGGCACACGCACCGAGACTTCCGCCTTGTCGCGGCGGTTGCTTTTGCGCGCCCGCTTTCCCGTCCCCTCGAACCGCGGCTGGCCTGCCTTCAACCCGCCCTCGGCATAGTCTCCGCCTGCCCCGCCGCTTCCCGCGTACGAGTCGCCCAGGTTCAGCCATAGCGTCCCATCGTCACGCAACACGCGCCAACACTCACGGAACACCTCTACCATGTGACACACAAAGCACTCCCCGCAAGGCGCGCCCGTCGCCCAGCCCAGGCAATCGGGCACACTCTCCAGCCCGATCTGCATATCTATTCGTTTTGCCCCGCACTTTTGGCAGGCAGTACGATACTGCCAATCCTTGCCAATCGCTTCATCATGAGCTCGCGTACGTGTACTGCCGTCAAGCATCTCACCAACTGCTATCATGGATTTCTTTTGCCGAGCTCGCTCTGCAACTTTGTCTGTGTCAACATGGTCACAGTTCGGATCGCCGCCTACCCATGCCGCGGTTCCATAGTCGCGCAATGACCAGTAAGGCGGCGACGTGAAGATCACCTGCACACTCTTCTCCGCCATCCCGCGCAACTGCTCACGCACATCTCCCAGCAACAACGTGTATTTACCTTGTACTGCCATCTCTACCTCGTCTCCATGATCGTGATGCCATACACCGCCAGCATCAACTTCTTCTTCAACTGATACACCGCCGTCTTCTTCCCCTTCACGTCCTCCACGATATGCAAAAGCCCACCCCCATTTTTAGGCTTCCCGATATAAGTAAAGTCCGCCACATAATCGCACACGTGGATCCCGTTCACGTCCAGGCTGTAAGGCACCTGCAACGCCAACTCTGTGATCTCCCCCGCCGCTTCCAACATCTTCAACTCCCCATACCTGCGCGCCTCGGCGCGGCTCGCGAACACGAACCCATCCACCTCCGTCTTCACCGCGCCATACTTATTCCCCTTCCCCTGCTGGGCGATCATGGCCTGGTACTCTTCCACCGTCATCTCCATCTTCTTCCTCGCTTCTCTCTCACTCGGCAACACCAGCGGCAATCCCAACTTCAACCGCAACGCCTCCGACCTCGGCGCTTTCCCGTGCCGCAACAACGCGCTGACCCAGCCGTGGTTCACGCCCCATTCCTCCCCCACCTTGCGGACCGTACCCAACCGCGTATAAGCCTTCTGCGCCCGCTTCTGCGCTCGTTTGATATAACTGTCGTCTCGCTCTTTTGCGCTTCTCTTCGTCATGGTACACACCTTACCAAAGCCTTCTAATCTGCATCCGTGGGTCGGGCAACTCGGCCTTCTGCCTTCCGCGTTCTTGCCTTCTGCTTACTGCTCTCTACTCCCTGCTCTCTGCTCTCTCCCTCCAGCCAGTAGTCATCCTCCTCCACGGGCTTATACCGACCGTTCAAAATCACCGCATCCCCCAGCCCTGCCAACGGACCGCCCGCCGCCCGCAACTCCCGCAGATACCGCTTCGTCGTCTCACTCGAAAGGCGCAACATCCGCGCCCCGTCACGGATCAACTCTGCCGCCGCCACCTGCCCGCGTCTCTCCAGCATCCGCCTGCAAAACTCGCGGAACTCCATCTTCCCCCAATAAGAGAACATCGGCAAATCCGACCGCGTCGCATCCAACCGCTCCAGGCTCACGCCCTTCACCCCCAACTGCAACGCCTTCGCTTCCGCTTTCAACAACTCATTCACACGATCACACGCCCGTTCCAAATCGCTCTTCGTCATGCCCATCTCCTGATCCTAATTTTGCTGGTCGAGTAGACGGGCGCTCTTCCCGTCGTATCGAGACCCACACACACACACGCACACACACAGGCTACATCTCTCTCACATATATATAGAGGGGACTTCCAACATTACTCGGATAATCCCTGCTCTATGGGACGGCCTGCTCGACCACGCTCACCATCTCCGCGTCTGCCAGGATCGCCCGCTCCAGGTTCCCGCGCGTCCCATGCCCGCATCGGCACCGACCCGCGAACGGACTGCTCGGCCTCAGCCGTATCTCCACCTCTTCCACCACCCCATCGGCGCGCGTCCAGATAGACAAGATAAATTGTCCCGTCTCCCACTTGTTGAAGATCAGCGCGTCATCATCTCCCATCTCCATTTTCGCACTTTGAAAATGGGGAGGGGTCGGGGGTGGGGTTGCATTACTCATCGGCACAACCGCCTCCACGCTTCCGCAACCACATCTGGAACTTGCCCGTTCCCAAGTGTTGCAAGTCTGTCCACCCGATGGGCCACCCCATCAGCCACTCTACCCACGCGGGGTTCAATGGACCACCAACTTGACTCGTCAATGTCGGCTCGTTTCGCTTCGCTTCGCTCGGCGCGTTCGTTTCCTTTGCTAGATGAGCGGTCGGCGTCGGCCATTTGTTGTGAAGCGCCATTCCTCGCAACGTGTGTACCTTCTTCCCGTGGCTGTTCTGCCACGTACCCCTCCCGCTCAATGGAGTCGGTAGCAAGGATCCAAAGCCGCTCGCGCCTGTGGTTCGCGCCGATCTCTTCCGCCGCCACACACTCCCATCGCGCATCGTACCCCGCTTCGGCCAACTCCCCGAGAATGGTTCCAAAGTATGGTTTAGATAAGAGGCCTGGCACGTTCTCCAGCCATGCAACTCTCGGTCGTACTTCGCGAATGATTCGGATAGTGGCAGGCCATCCATTGCGCGGGTCGTTCTCGGCCAGTCCCTTCCCTGCCAGGCTGAACGGCTGGCAAGGGAATCCCGCAGAGACGACATCCACCAGTCCACGCCAGGGTCGCCCGTCGAAGGTAAAGGCATCGTCCCAAATGGGCGCGTCGTCAAGCCATCCGTCACGGATGCGCGCCTTGAGGACCTCAATCGCGTACTTGTTCCACTCAACGTAACAGACGGTTCGCCAGCCGAGAAGCCATTTGCTTCCCAGCAAGCCGCCGCCTGCTCCGCTGAATAGGGAGATTTCGGTCGGTACACCCACGTCATCCCTTCCCCCCAAAGATCAACACCGCCGCCGCAAATAGCACGATCACCCACACGGCAACCAACCCCCCGCCGCAACACTGCAACGCTTCGCTCATTGCTTCTCGCTTTCCCCCTCTCCAAATGTACCCATTTGGGGAGGGGCAGGGGTGGGGTTAGGGAACTCCCTCACCCGCAACGCCGCGGGGAAGTCGGCCAGGTCATGCCGCTTATTCGGATGCCCGCCCAACTGCTTCATAAAGAACGGCACGTTCGCCACCCCACACTGATACCGCAACGACAACGCCCACTCAATATCCATCGGTCGGCAACCTGCCCCGCTCTCCCCGCCACAGATCACCCACACGTCACTCTCAGGGTTTGGCCGATTAGGAAACCGCAAATCCACGGGACCCAACATCGGTTCCACCGAAACAAAATGCACAGGCGCGGGGATTTCCAACAACGGGATCATCCGCTTCACCTGCTCCTGGTTCTCCACCGTCGTCCCCAGCCACACGTTCAGCGGCCACACGCACATTCCCCACGGCACCATGCGCGCCACGTTCTCAGGCCGCTTCGTCAATACCAGCCAATCCAGGTTCGGCGTCCGCTTCATCAGGTCAAACAACTCCAACCGCATCCCGTCTAACTGATCGTTCTCCTCGAACACATCTGCCAGGCTCGCGCAGAACACGCGACGCCGCGCATCTTCAAACGGCGCGACGCAACCGCACTTATCTTTCGCGTTCGCTTCCCCACGCCAACCGCAGAACGTACATTCCACGAACTCGGCTTTATTCCAACGCTTCACCTCGTCCCACTTTGCCGCGCTGGTACGTCGGCGCGTCCCGCTCGGACCCCACCTATCCACCCAATGCCAGCGCGCGTTCTGCGTCTCTGCATAGCAAAACTTACAGCCATCAGATACCTTCGTGCATCCGATCCACGGGTTGAACGTGCTATCGCACCACGCAATTCCTGTTTTATCTGCCATCGTCCATACTCCACAACGTCAACTGCACCGCCTGGGATGGTGGTCGAGTAGGCGTACCCGCCATATCGAGACCATCCGATCCCAGGTCATAGTTACCCAACAACGCCTGCTCCAACTCAAAGGCGCGGGTTGCGTTCGCCTGGGCTTCCTTCGCGGTCCTCCCCCTCCCCGTGTACCAACCGCCAAAGATCGCCGCCACGAACACATCCCCTTCTTTCCACACCGTGCCCTGGATCACTTCTCTTCTTCGCGCTCCTTTTTATCCTGCTCCCAATTGGCTTGTACCACCGCCCCCACGCCAATCAGACACACCACCGCAAACAAGAACACCGCGATCCAGATCAAACCATTCCAGTCCATATCATTCTCCTTTTCAAAATAACCGCTTCGTCGGTTCGGGGCTGGGCGGCATGTCTGACCGCCCAGCCCCTCAACCAAAGGGGAGGAGACTCACGTCCCGCCCTGCGAAGCGGAACGTGTCAATCCAAAACGATCCCACGGGATCCGTGTCGCATCCGTGCCACGCCAGGAAGCGGCGCAGTCCCACGCGCCAGGCGCAACTTGCGCTTCAACCCTGCATGGATGCGCGCCCGCCTGCACTTCCGACACTCAGCGCTCAACTTCTTCACCACCTCGCGCCCACATCCACCAATGCACAACATTCGCATCTTCTTCTTCATTGTTCGCTCTCCTCTTCTTTCTTGTTCTTGTCTTCCAGGAACGCCATCACCTTCTGCAATGGCGTAATGGTCATATCAACCGCGGGCGATTCGGGCTGGGCAAAGATCGCCAACGCCTCCGCCGCGTCCATCACTTCACCGTTCAGCCTGGCGACAAACGTCAGCGTCAATTCCTTCTTCGCCACATCCGCCTTCACACTCTTCACGAACACTCGAAAATCCATCTCAGCCTCCGTTCAAACTCTGCCAGTCCACAACACGCGCAACCGTTCCCAAAACGACAAGCGCGGCAAGTTTGGCAAGTTTGACTGCATGACCACCTGGACTTCATCACACCTCTTCACTCGCACCGTGACCGTCAAGTGATCATCTTCCTCGTGCTTATTGAGTTTCACCATCCACCATCCGCCTTGTTCCAATACTCGGTAAAGTTCCTGCCCCATCCGCCGCGCAGAAAATACAATATCGCTCTCTGTACTTTCCACATGCAACCGCACATCGAATCCGAATACCATATCTTCCATCTCAGCCTCCACTGCCTTCTGCGTTCTGCCTTCTGCTCTCCGCCCCCCACACCGCCCGCGCCTCCGCCTTCGCTTCCGCGCATGGCACCCAACGCCCCTCTACCTGCTCGGGCTTCAACCACTCCAGCAACGCCAGCGCATACACCGCGGGCAACTGGTTCGCCACATCGCCCTCGAACCCCGTGATCGCCTTCAACACCGTCAGCCGCTTCTCGCTCGGGTTCGGCTCGAAGTCCCAACACCTATCAAAGACGCTCGTCATCAGCCCGCGCTGTTGCACCGAAGCCACCCGCTTCCCCGCCTTCGCCAACTCATTCGCCTTATCATGCAACCACCCGCGTATCTCATCGGCGGTTCTCACTCTGCCCCCCTCTCCATTTTCGCTCTTTGAAAATGGGGAGGGGTCGGGGGTGGGGCTAAGGTCAATCACTTCATCATCCTCTCCACCATAAGCAGAGACAGGGCTGGGGCTGGCCGCTTCCAATGCCGCTATATCGTTCGGGTCCAACTCTGCCCAATCGCGCAGTAAGATCACCAGCACGTCCTTCGCTTCCATCGCGCCTACGAACTTCGGGTTCTGCCAAAAGCCATCCCGCGCATTGTACGCGCCAGGCTTCAACTCTTTCGCCCGATCATGGATTTCCTTCGTCGTCATATAGATCGCGTGTTCCAGGCCATCGTGTCGCAGGAAGTACGCCACGCGTCCGATCACCTTTGGGGCGGTCATCTTCCCGCCAATCGTCACCATCCCCCGTAACCTGTCCACCGTCACCGTCTCCCCTTCAAACACCGCGGTCACGTTGATATTCTTGAACTTCCCCGTGCGCTCGGCCATCGTCCGAATCCCCCGCCACCCGATGATCAGATCGGCCACCTTGTTCCCTGTCTTCTTGTCTACCCGCGTTCCCATGTACGCCTGCCGCGCGCTCTTGTCCACGCTCAGGCGGATCGTCGCCGCGCGCATGGCCTGAACCATGATGCTCTCGGCGGTACACGCCTGCAGTTCGGGCTTCTCGGCCACCGTCAGCAAAACCGAATTGATGAACGCCTGCGCGCCGCGTCCGCCCATCACGTCCTGAAAGCGCGCCATCACATCGTCACGGAATAGAAGCGCCTTGATCGCCCCCATGCCGCTTGTCTGAATCGCTGTTGAACTATTCGCAGTAGTCATAGCAGTCTCCTTTGTTTTCCTAATGAACATTCGACAACTTCCGCTTCATCCTCGCATCCATCGCGCGCTCACGCAACACGATCTGGCGATATGGCGTTTCCTTCACGGCCTTCCCCTTCTCTCCCCGTCGGCAATACACGGCCACCGATTCCCCCGTGTGCAACTGCACCTTCAACAACGGAACCAGGTCGGCCTTTCGGACATCTGTCACCTGAAACATAGTCTGCTCCTTCTTCTTCATTCGCTGGTCGAGTAGGCGTATCCGCCGTATCGAGACCCAGGGGTGGGGCTTATCCCAACCCGCCCGCCGCTCTCGTTTCCCAAGAGGGCTTGTCCTTTCTTTTGCGGGAACGGCGGGTGGAATTGGGGTTGGGAACTTTCCAAATTGTGCGCCGTGTTGCTCTTACGGTATGAGCAAAACCGTTTCACTCCGCTCGCGGCGCACCTGAAAAAAGATTTCAAAGTTCATGCGGGAGACGTTGGCCGCTGGTCGCGCCTCCCGCCGATCTCAACAAGTGGCAAGCCACATCCTTCACGTTGTCAACCAGCGGCAAAACCTTTTACGCGTAAAGCATCTACTCCCGATCCCCTAACAACCTCTCCAAAAATCGAACCGTCCGATACTGCCCGCCCACGATCTCAAACATCATCGTCAGGGCTTCCATTGGCAGATCGCTTTTCAAAGCCGCCAACTCTTCCAGCCGCTTCAACTGGTCACGCGCTTCTATCAGCGCGTCCTGCGCGGCCCACTTCTTATCGTTCGGCAACGGCCGCGGCGTGGTCATGCGTCACCTCTTCCAACCGTCTCTCCAACTCGGCGCGCTTCTTCAACTCGTCCAACTTCGTCCGCACCGCCTCCCCTGCGATCATCGGCGCGCCCGTCAAAATAAAGACCTTCCCCACTCGCTCCGCCCATAAGAACCCGTCCTCATACATCAGCCCCAAAAATGCCAGCGTCCCCATCACCCCACCCACCACCAGCAGGGACGTGTACCCGCCATGCTTCCCATGCAACGGCATATAGACCAGCAGGGCGTAGGCGATCCCAAACAACAACGCCCCGATTCCCCCCGCAACCGTGCCCATTTCCTGCCCGTTCATCACGACACCCTGGCCTGTGCTAAAACAAGGGCATGAGAATTACCCTGCTCCACCAACTCACAGAACAACGTCGCCTCTGCCTCGGTCAGCCCCAGCCGCGCCTGCTTCAACAACTCGTTCGCGCGCTCCTCGGCCATCGCCATCTTCTGCACGTCCGTCATCCAGCCGAGAACGTGCGTTTCGTACCACGTCACGAACTGCGGATCCAATTCACGCGCCACCTGCAACGCCTGGTTCGTCCGCTCAATGCGCTCCGTCTTCTCCCTGGCGATCTCCAACTCTTCCCGAAGCCACAACGCCGCGCCACTACCAAGATACAAACCGCTCCTAGCCATGCCTGCCTCCTACTTCCTGTTCTCAGTCGTGATGCCGTGGCGCACCAACAGGGCATCAACCAACATTCCCCGCCCCACGCCTTCGATCTTGTATCTCTTCGCAGTCGTCCCGCCGATCTCCAGCGAACCGTTCGCGTTGATAATCAAAAATCCATCCGATCCAACAAACGGCACGGGATCGGGATCATTAGCGCTTCTGGCTGGATTGAACGCTTCAATCAATTCTTCCGCTGTTTCAATGACTACAACTTGTCTCATGCCACACACTCCACACATTCCCGTTCCGCATCCACTCCCCTTCCCTGGCAGGGAAGGGGTCGGGGGTTAGGTACAACGCCACCGCCGCCACCAACGCCACCAGCATCAACCGCGCCGCCTCGTTCATTGCCGCGTCCCAAACACTGGCACCGACTTCGCGCCCTCGACCCCATCCCCGATCACCGCCACCAATGGCGGCAGGCCGCGACGCTTCCACTCTTCCTCCAACATCCAGCGCGTGAACGTGGTCGGGTTGCTGTGATCCAACTCCACCATCTTGTCCAACATCCCACGATGTACGTCGCCCAATTCCGTATACAACACCCCGCGGCGCACACGCTCGATCTTCAAGTCCTTTGCCTTTGCCATTCTCTGCCTCGCTTCTTTTTTGTTAAATTCTAACAGTCCCTACTCTAATCCTGCTTTATATATTTGTCAAGGGTTTACTAGCAGATTGTTAGCCTATGACAAAATGTTAGCAATGAATGACACCGATACTTTTGCCTGGGTCGAATGGATGATCGCAGAACGCGAACATCAGAACATGACGCAAGCCGATCTCGCCCGCGCTTCTGGCCTCACGCGTACAGCCATCCACGATTACGAAACCCGCAAGCGCGCCAACCCCGACGCCAAAGCCTTGTCTCAAGTCTCCGTCGCTCTCGGTTATCCCCCCGAACATCTCCCCCGTCTCGCCCACATCCTCCCGCCCGAACCCGAAGCCGATCCCGTCCTCGATCAAATCAGCCACCTTTACCACACCCTGCGCTTCGATCAATCCAAACAACAAGCCGTCGAATTTCTCCGCTTCCTTACCCTTCAAGAAGAACGGGCGGAATACAATGCAAAACGCAAAAAGACTGACAAGAAAAAATAGGCGTCTGCTCCTCGCCTATCTCCACATCCTGCACCTGCTAGAAATTCGCCAATCCTTCCGCGCCCATTGGGTCGGCTATGCTTACGAATTGTAAGCAACTGATTACGCGCAGTTATGAATACCCGTGGAATTAGGCGCATCCTCTATCTCCCCCTCGTCCTGCTCTTTGCCTTTGTCATGGGCGCAGGCCAATCATTCTATGATGACATCATCAAGCCGCGCATCAACCCCGCATCCCCCACGATCCGCCCCACTTTCACCTACGCCGCGCCTCTGCCCACTGTCGGCCTTCCCACTGCCACCCCCAACCCCTGCACTCCCGCCGCCCGCGTCACCCCAGCCAGTGAAGGCAAAACCATCTGCGTCTACGGCCAACTCATCCGCCAACAATTCCTTCCCTACAATCGCACCGTCCGCCTCTACCTCTCCGAGTCCCCGCCCTTCTTCTTTCTCTGCGAGAACTGCTACTACGATGTCAACCCTGGCGACTGCATCACCGCCAACGGCTCCATCCAACTGACCACCGATGACCAGCCCTTCATCAACCTGCACGGCGGGCGTCTCGCTTCTTGTCAGTAAATACTTACCAACGGTCAATAGGCACACAGTCCCCACCATCTCACGGTACGCATTTGCTTACAACTTGTCATCATCGCTCTAATGAAAGCGCTTGCTAACTACTCGTAAGTCACCCAGCACACAGATACCGATCATGCCAGTCTCCCCTTCACCCACTCCCCCCGTCACACATCCCGCCCAGGTCGGCCACCCTCAAACAAAAACGGCACACCACCCCCGTCTAGTTGAGGGCCATGTGCCGCAAGGCGTGGAGGTTCAAGTCCTCTCCAGCGCACTATTGTTCGTCTCATATCTACCCCCTCACAGAAACCTTGTGACTGATGACATGCTCATCCGTCACAAGGTTTTCACTATGTAACGAAAGGAATTTACACGCATGTCACATATCACCATCTCCTCCGCCATTGACGGCTTCATGCTCTCCCTCGGCGCGCGCAACCTTTCGCCCAATACCATCGAAGATTATACCCGCACCCTTCGCAAATTCACCGCCTTCCTCGGGGATGATCCCGCCGTGAACACGATCACATCCCAGCACGTCGAAACCTTTCTGATGTCTCTCACTGGCCTTTCCAACAAGTCACGACTCAATCACTTCATCGGCCTGTCTTCCTTCTGGACTTGGCTCACCAAAGAAGAACTTGCCCCCGTCCACGTCCTCCGCAAACTCACCCCGCCCAAAGCAGAACCAAAAGAGATCATTCCCTTCACCGAGGTCGAAGTGAAAGCCCTGCTCTCTGCCCTCAACAAGTCCCGCACCTACACCCGCGGCGGACGCGTCATAGATCACGCCCTTCAATCCTTCGAGCGCAACCGCGCCATCCTGCTCCTCATGTTGGATACGGGCATCCGTGCCTCCGAACTCTGCAACCTTCGCATCGAAGACCTGGATAACCGCAACCATCGCATCTTCGTAAAGCAGGGCAAGGGGATGAAAGAACGCCTGCTCCCCTTCTCCCCCCGCACGGGACAAATGATCTGGCGCTACCTTGCCACCCGCAAAGACTCCCGCCCGCAGGATCCGCTCTTCGCGTCCAAACTGGATCGCTCCCTCGAACGCACCAAACTAGCCGAGATGTTCCGCGTCATCGGCTCCCGCGCGGGCGTCCCCAACACCCACCCCCATCGCTTCCGTCACACCTTCGCCATCCAATACCTACGCAATGGCGGCAACGCCTACACCCTTCAATCCATGCTCGGACATTCCACCCTCGAAACCGTCCGCATCTATCTCCGCCTTGCGCAACTTGACCTCGACACCGCTCACCGCCGCGCCTCCCCCGTGGACAACTGGCGGCTATAAAAACCCTCCCCAAATTGTGATCTTCCATTTGGGGAGGGCAGGGTGGGGCAAAAAACCCGCCGCCCAGGGATGATCCCCAGGCGGTCGGGCGCATGTGACAGGGCTTACGGTTCTAAATCGCTCACGCGAGAATGACCACTACGCCACTCCGACCGATTACCTGCCACTTCAACGACGCGCTCAACGTCGTCTTATAGGTGACGACCGTCTCCCGACGATCCATCATTCACCGCGATTTTATCATACGTCCGCCCCTCCCCATGCAACGGACAATCCACGGCTACAAAGTACATCGGCTTCCCGTCCAACTCGACGCCCTGGCCGTCACAGTTATCTTCCGCGTCGCATGTGCATCCCTGCATCACCGAAGCGGGCGATCCTGGCAACAATTCCACCAGCAACTTCCCGTTCATTTCTTGTTGACTTCCGCCTGTAACTCACGCGCCTTCCGCATCCTGAAATAGTCGGCCAGCGCTACGTGCGGCGGTTTGGGGCTGTCCTTCACAATGCGGTCAAACTTCCACTGGACCGCCAGGATGGTTTGCAAACGCGCCGCCTTCGGCATGGGCGGCAGGGTGATCGTGCTTTCTTTGTTGGCGGAATATTCCACCACCACCTTCGGCTTCTCTCCATCTGGCCGTGCTTGCGGCATCAACACGGTCATCCGCGCCACGTTGGAAGTTTTCGGCCCGTCCAACTTCTCAACCTGATAGACCTTGCCTTCGAGTTCATACTGTACCATCTTGATCTCCTTTTTATAGTCCCCGTTTCAACGGGGTCAATCGCTACGCTCTACCGATTTCTCTTGAGCAATATGCCAGCGCCAGGTCATACGTCGAACACTCTGGCGTCCCTGGGCGTAAGATGCGCGTCCCCATCCCCAACGCCTCCTTCACGCGCAAATCTTCGATTGCATCTGTGTCTGTGTCCCTGTGCCAATACTCACCGATCACCGAGATCACCGTACTAGCTGGACGGGTTGGCACAATAAAGTCCACTACCACCCCGCCCCTCACGTTACGCCCGCCAAACATTGGAACCTGATAATCAAAATTATTCCACCCCAACGTCCACAACGCCCGCGCAATTTCCCACTCATAAGACGAACCCGCCTGCATCCCATTGATGAGACCAGGCGTATCTTGCGGGTCTTTGATCTTCGTCTCTCGCGTACTGGTCGGCCTGCTCTTGCTTGCCACCCGTAGCCGCGGGGTTTTGTAATTGATCTTCATGCTTCCTGTAATGTGATGGTGGTCGTGTACTCAAACAATCCTTCGCGCTGGCTCACAGATAATGGACGCCCTGGCAACGGCACCAGAAACACGGGACGGTTATCGAATAGCGGGTTCACGCATCGCATCCATAGCGGCTTCGCTGTTCCGCTCCACTCATCCAACTTCTGAACCTTCTCGTAAGGTTTGAGCGTTTCATCGGGGTCGTGGTTCAAATCCTTGTTGCTGATATATGCTATGCATGAATATGTAAACTTCGGCGCGACCACCGTCACCGTCTCCAGCGTGATCGCCCGCAACGTGGGACTCTTGTGCTGGTGGGTGGAATATAACCGCAGGCGCAACTGGAACTTTTTCGAGTTCACCCCAAACGTCCGCCCCTCTGCGTCTGTCGTTCCCAATACCTGCTCCTGCATGGGCATCTCTGTATAAGGATTTTCCAATGGCGTCCACTCGCCATCATCCTTACGATAATCTGCCTCGATCCAACAATGTCCGTCCAGGTCTTCCGCCCACACCTTCAACGCGCTCCAATTCTTCCACGCGTCTTGCAGTCCTGCATACATCTCGCCCAACTCCACCACGCCCTCATGCTGGTACGGATACGCGGCGTCCTGCTTCGGATCAAACGCGTTGGTCGGATAAGGCAGGCTTACAAAATCCGCGCCCTGGCGGATCCATAACCTGCACTCTCCATCTGCCGCTTGAAACTCCATCTGGTAAATGCGCTCCCCCTTCGGCGCTCTATACTTCTCATGCCATGCCGAACCGCTGGTATTCTCAAGGATGCAACTATACCCGTCCGCACCTGCATCCACGGCTACCAATGTCCTCCCAGGATAGGGCACAATACAACTCACCACGCCCTGCATATCATCGGGCAAACCGTCATCGTTCATAAATCCAACATCGTCAAAGGTCGGGGGATAATAACGCCACACGGTTGATCCGACTGACATAAACAAATACACATCGCTCTTACGCGCCACCCGTCCCACCTCCCCGCTTCGGATTGAACGTATCTCCTCCCGCGCCATGCTTTCCACTGTGTCGCCGTCATACAACCACGGGCCAGTCTCTTTCATCACCACGATCGCTTCCGCGCCGTTATCGTCGGCATAGCGCACAAGCCCCGTCACTGGCTCCCAACTCATCCCCAGCGTGAGCGCGCCTACCCATGTCGGCTGATTGGGCCATATTGGCTCCACGCAACAACTCACCGCGTTGCCGTACACACGCGCCAACTTGATCTGATCTCCCACGTTCCACGTTTCGAGATATGTACCCTTCTGCCCTGTGTCTTTTATCAACTCATAGGCGCTTCCATTCAACCGCATACCGACCAAATCTTGTTCGCTTCCAAACGCAAAGGCTACCAACTTATCCATCACTGCCACGTCGGTCACCGCGTTTGTTACGAATGATCCCCATGTTGCTATACTTGGCTTCGACCACACCCCGCCGTCTTCCTTCCACAACTCACTCGCCCCACTGGTCGGCTGGGTGATGAAGTGCAGGATGTCTTCATAAATGAAAAACATCCCATCCATGTCGGGCTTGTCATCCATCACGCGATAATACAGATCGTCTCCGTTCATCCCGATCTTCCAATAATTATCCGCGTCGCCGCTGGCTACGCTCACGCCCAGCCAATAAGTCCCGTCCAAATCTGTGTCCGTTATATTGACGGGGTAGGGTTCGCTAATCAACGCCTCCCGCAAAAAGGTATAACCCAGCGTTCGGCTCACCACCAGATCGCCAGGCGCTCCGCCATTATCCTCATAAATTTTCACCAGCAAATTCCCAGGCTCTCCAACACGCGCAAGGAACAACAACACCTTATCCACTGTAAAGGTTGCCGAAAAAGACGCGAACACTTCCTCTGTCAAAGGAATCAACTCCATTGACCCAGGCATATTCTCCGCCGCATCTCGATACCCCGTTGCATACGCTTCGCGCGCTCCCAAGATCACCTTCCCCGACCTGCCCGTGTCGGCTCTGCAACTGGCCCAAAAGCGCGACACATCATCTTCATACGTCTTCCCACCACGTCCGCCGCCCCACTCTGATTGATCCAGCGCGGCATAAGGTGGCCGCAAATCAGAATGGGACTGATTGCCGCTACTCATCTTGAGAGATGATCGCTCCACGGGCGTCCGCACGATTGAAGTCTCGGCGGGTTGCGAACGTGCATCCACCGCGATAATACCCACCTCATCAACTCCATCGGTCAGAATGATATGGTGGGTCGGTCGCTTCTCGGTTGGGTCTGCGCTGTATGTCATGGCTAATAATCCGCTGGGCGCGCACTACGCTGTGGCCTTCTATATTTTCGTTTTACTTCTGCCTGCCGCGCCAGGGCTTCATTCGTCTTATTCCCCAAATCACGCTTGGCATCGTTTTGAAATCGCATCATTCCATCGCGGCACAACCAAACCGCCGCCGTCCACAATACCAGTTGATCGTCCAACTTGGCGGGCAATTCGTCCGCCTCGTCTGTCTTTCGCTCCTGGGTGGGCACGAACTCCAACTTTAACTTATAGCCGTCTCCCACTGGTGCCCAACCCACGGGAAAACGCAACTCGCCATGCTCATCGTCCCAATGAAACAATTCTTGATAATCATAAGGCTCGGTCAGGTTCGTTGCCTTCCATACTCGCATCACTTCACGGATGCCCTCGGGCAATACATACTCTGTTTGGCGGTCCACCGTTTCCAGCACGTCATCCTCTTCACGCGTGAACGGCAGGGATCGCAAGGCTTCATTCACCGCCATCTCAAGCGCCGTGCGTGGATAGTCTTTGTTGGCTACCGCGTACCTGTTGCCTTCTTCCAGGGTGATGTCCAGATCGCTAAAGTTCAAACGCGTCGCGCTGGTTCTCGAATTGACCTTGAGCGCGTACCCTTCCAGCGGGCCGTCCAGCACAAAGATCGTCCCGCCCACCTGGTCTTCCGAAAACTGCGCGCCTTCATCCACTAGCGCAATTTGCGAACTTTGGGTGGCCTGGCCTGTATCCAGCGGGGCCATAAACCCAGCCAGAGATAACATGATGTCAAATAAAGTGGTCATGCCTGACACCTATACAGAATACCCCTCCCTGTTGCCAGGGAGGGGACTCAAAACATCGCGGAGAGATTACGCGTCCTGATACTGTCCAGCAGGCACGATACCCGCAATGACCTTGCCAGCGTTGAAGTCGCCGCCCGCGTCCGCGTCGGTGGTATTCAGCGCGAGGCCCACGTGTTGATACGGGGACTTCGGCAGGGAGATGAAGTACTGCGTCTGCCCGTTGGTGACGACGGTGGTGTACGAGATCGTTTCGCCCACGATCTGGCGTTCGCCCGCCCCGGCTCCATCCGCCGAAAGGTGGACGGTCGGCACAATGGTATCGCTCGCTTCTGCCATCGTCGGCACGACGATACGGATCACTTCCTTGCCTGTGGTGGGCGCGCCCAGGTCGAGATATTCCGTATCCATGTCCGCCGTCAGGTCGGCGCTACCATCACGAAAAAGGGATTGATTGTCAAACATTTTGGCCTCCTTACGCGGCTTGGATGTTGTACAACTGCGCGACGGATCGCGGGTTGGTGATGAAGATGCCCAGCGGCCAATCGAACTCGACCGACTTGATCGGGCCTTCCTGCCAGCGCCAGGTGGTCATGCCTTGCTTTTCCCAGCCCGTCAGGTATTCGGGACCGAAGCGCACGCCGAAGATGCTGGTGAGGGTTCCGCCGCCATTGTGCGCTACGCCTGTCGCGCTTTCCAGGTCGGTGATGATCTTCGTGGTCTGGTCGCCTTTCACGCCCATATCCACCAGGAACGGACCGCCATCGCCCCAGCGCAAGATTTCGCGGCCAAACTGATCTTCCGTGGTCTTCAAGAGTTTCAGGTTCTCCAGGACGCGGCGGAAGGCGAGCAGGGTGGTGTCGTTCATCAGCAAGAGATCGGCGGTGTGATCGGGAAGGGCGTACATCAGGTGACGCATCTTCTGCATGAAGGCCGCGTCATCCGTTCCGCCGCCGTCGTCCGAGATGTCCAGCGCTCCCGCGTTGATGCGCTGGGCGCTGGGCAGGTCGTTCGCTAGGCGGTGACGCAAGCCAACAATGCCGTTCGCGTTATCGCCAGGCGTGTTGTTGAGGATGTCGTACTTCAACTGGTAGGTCTGCGCCATCACATGCAGGCGCAGTTGGAAGGCTTCGGGATCCTCGATCATGTTCTCGCCGCTTCCGTCCAGCAGGTAATCGAGATCAACCCGACCACCGTACATGAAGACGGTTTCTTCCAGCGGTTCGTTGTGGCCCACGTCGTGGGTGTAACGCCCATTGAGTTGGCGGTTCTGCGGGGTGGGCAGGTCTTTGATGCGACTGCCCGTTGCCTTCAACTTGCCCACGGTCTTGATGGGCAGTTTTTCAATGAACATGCCGCCCTCTTTAATCATCGTGTCCACGATGCCAGAGGTGAGCAGGTCGCCGTTGTCTGCCTTCAATTGGCTAAACTCAGGCAGGGTAAGGTAATCAGCCATGATAGGCCTCCATTAGGGGTTGCCCTACTTGGGTCTGCCCGTCCAGTTCTCTTTCAAACCTTGCGAAAGTTTTTGGTCGGGCGTCATCTTCGGGCTGGTTCTGCTTCCCTGCGCGGGGATTCTCGCCGCGGGCGGGGTTGCAGGTTTGGTTTCGGTTGCTTGCGGATGCGTGGACGTGATCTCTTTCAGCGCGGCTTCGTAGGACTTCACGAACTCCAGCGGTCCCTTGTCGCGGATTAGTTTCGCGGCCTGGGGCATGGCGCTGGTGATCGCCTGTCGGTACTTCAGTTGAAGCGCTGTGATCTCGCTCGTCACGGGGTCTTCTTGCGGCCACTGCCTTACATCCAGCGGGTCGGCTGTCTGCTGGGCAATGGGTTCCTGCTCTGGCTCGATCATGGCCGCGGCCGCGGCGTTCTGCTTCATCGTCTTCACGTCGGCGTCTGTGATCTCCCGACCACTCGCCCGCAAAACTTTCACGGCCTCGTCAATCTTCGCCAGTTCTTTCTGAACCCGCGAACTGCTCTTGTCCACCTGGCTCTGAATCTGCTTGCTCAGTTCTTCCTTGAGCGCGAGCAAATCCTTAGCGGTAACTGGTTTGCCTTCATCTGTCCCTTGCTGGCTGGCGGGTTCCGTCCCTTGCTGTACCGCGGATTGCGATTGCGTTTGGGCTGAAACCTGCGCTTCGGTCGTACCCGCGACCTGCCCAGGAACTTTTGGCTCTACCGTGTCACTCATCAGATTTCTCCTCTTTGCCCTACAAAACAAAAACGGGGCAGGCCATTCGTGGCCTGCCCCGTGGGTTTGACCCATTCTGTCGGGCGTTTGTTGATCGAGTAGGCGGGCGTTCTTCCCGCCGTATCGAGATCATTCTACTACTGTTTGCGCTTACTTACAACCTGTTAGTGGTTGGGACGTTGGTCGAGTAGGCGGGCGTTCTTCCCGCCGTATCGAGACCCTACACCTCCGCGTCAATAATCACATAGTGGCTGAACGTGTACCCGCCCGTGAACTCCGCCGCCTGGTTCAGTTGATACCGCTTCCCAGCCGTCAGGTTTTCCACGATCTTCGATGTGACCACGTTCCCGTCCACGCTTGCGGATCCGCTCAAACATGCCGCGCTCACGTCCACGGGCGTCCCGCTGGTGATGTCCCATAGCGTACACGCGCCCGCGGCGGTCGGCGCGCCGTAGTTGCTTGCATACTTCCGATAGTTGAACGGGTAGCGGATCGCTTCGTCCGTTCCCTGGGGCGTACTGCCTGCCAATCGTCTGATGCTCATGGTGCCTCTGCTTTCGTCTTGCGTTCTGGCGCTACAAATCCATAGCGTCGCACGTTCTCACTCCAGCGGAAGGGAACAATATATCCCTCCCCATCCAACCCGTAACGGGTTCCTGTGGATACCAGCGTCGCCGCGCCCATCGTCTTCGTCAGGCTGGCAGTGATCGGGCTGATAACCGCCGCCGAACTTTGCAGGGTTGCCGCGCCCAGCGTCTTCGTCAGGCTGGCAGTGATTAGTTCGTAGAATGTCGCTGTGGATACCAGCGTTGCCGCGCCCAGTGTCTTCGTCAGGTTTGCCACGGCGATCTCTTGCATGGTCGCGCTGGCGGATAACGTCGCCGCGCCCAGCGTCTTCGTCAGGCTGGCAGTGATCGGAACGTATAACGTCCCGCTGGCGGATAACGTCGCCGCGCCCAGCGTCTTCGTCAATGTTCCAGTGATAGGCTCATACAGTCCAACAAACAACGTCGCGCCCGCGGGATAGGTTGCGCCCGATCCCGAAGCGGTGGATGCAAAGTTGAGCGTCAGCGTCCCCGCCCCGTCCGACAAAGGCGCGTCGCACACCCACATCATCGAGTCGTCGCCCTGGGTGGTACGGGTTTGCACTCGCTGGTTCGTTGTTCCAAAGGTCACACTGGACGCTGTAATGGCATGGCTTGAGAACGTGGGCGAGTCTGTGTTCGCGCCAGAGATCGCCACCACCCAATCGTTCTCATAGATACGCATCGAAGCGCTCACGCTCCAGGCCGTGCCCGCCGCGTTATCCGCTCCGCCTTCAAACGACAAATCAGAAAAGCCATTACTGGCGCGGTAGGCAAACATATCGCCTATCGAACTATTGGCCGAAGGGATGGATACTGATACGCTTCCTGTTTCCGTGCCGTCTGATATTTTGTAGAAGACAGTCACGTACACATTTCCCGCGTCTGCTCCTTCCGCTCCGCTTCCCCCCGTGCGCCTCAAGCCAAACGAAAAGCCCGAGGGGACTAGCGGCGGGTTGGACGGGTACTTGTTTGTCACGGCCAACAACAACACATCCCCAGCCTGAAGGCTGGCGGGATATGCCACCGAGATAGACGTACTCCCTGCTGTCGGCCCGCCCGTGCCAACGTATGAGATGGTCATGTTAGGCGTTCGCGTCCGTGATGGTGAAAGTATTCACCGTGAACTTCTGGCCTGTGGTGAAGGATGTACTGGATACTTCCATATCTCCACCGCCGCCCGTGCCTGTGACGGTTCCCTGTATGTGACACTCTTCTCCCAGCGGTCCTTTATCCACGACGATCCGAAAATATCCTGCCGTGCCCGTATGGTCTGCGGCCAGGTCTTCCCATTTGCCCGTCTTGGCCTTTGCCCCGCTTGCCGCCGCCGCCATGAAGTTCGCCGACAATTCGCACTCCGCTAAAAGCGTTCCCGTTTCTGCGGCTCCACAATTGGCGGGCATGGATCCCGAATAGATACGCAAGAACACATCGCCTTCCGCGGTGATTGTGTCCTCTATCGCGTCCAATCGTGCGTTCCTGACAGTTGTTGATAATTGCATTGCCATTCTATTCTCCTTGTTGTCGGTTCCACTTTTTGCCAGTGGTTGATTTCTTCCCGTTCACGCGCATCCGCCGCGGGTCGGGTTGTTGATCCAACGTCTGCCCCAGCAGGTCGAGCGTATCCACAAGCGCGGTCTGTAGCCCTGCCACATCTCCCGCCGCGGCCGCTCTTGCCTTTACCCTGCCGATCCTGATCCTTCTCACTTTCACGCCATTCATTGCCATTTCTAACGTCTCCTTGTCTTTACTCTACTTCTCAATTTGCGCCCTTCGTGCGCGTGGTACACGCCTTACCACATGCTTCTTGTGCCACTTCTCGAACACGTCCCAGGCGGGGCTTTTCTCTCCTGGCTGGCGTTCCATAAACTCACCGTCCTTGCGGAGGAACATCGGCCCCATCCACTCCGTAAACTCCCAACGCCACAACTTGCCGCGCTCGTCGCGTCCCTCCCCGCGTAGAATGGATCCTGGCGGAGGGAAGATACAGATCACTTCTCGCCTTTGCCTACCAGCCCCAGGTCGCATAGATCACATTTTCCAGCCAGTCATCGAAGCCTTCCCCTGGCATCCCGAACCCTTCCCATATCACGCGCAATTCTTTGTACGCGCCTTCGGTCAAGTCTGTGCCCATCAACTGATGCGCGCTCAAAGACTCAAGTAGGAAGGGGGTGGCGTTCTCTAGGTAGTAGTCCGCCGTCTTGACGGGCACACTGTACTCGTTGTTGTAGTAGCCGATCAAACGATCTGCCTGTTCGGGCGAAAGGCCATAGTCCCATGAGTTCAGTTCTCCGCTGATGATCCCTTGCGCCACGTCCTTATCCAGGAAGGGCGCGGCCGCGGGGTTGGCTTCGATGTATTGCCGCTTCCAATCCCAATACTCTCGCAGTTCGGGGTAGATGCTGATGATGCGCTTCTTGTCTTCATCGCTCGAAGAGAAGTATAGGTTTTGCAGTTGCGAGATGTTCGGGAACTGCTCGGCCTTTGCCGCTTCGTAGTCGCCCATTGCGGTCCGCGTCTCGGTCGGCAAGCCTTCGAGCATGGGGATCTCATCGGGCTTCGGCATGTTCACGTCCACCGCGCCCTGCCCCTCGGTCGGGGGTTGTGGCGGCTTGTGTCCTAACATCATGCTCCAGCGTGAAAGCGTCTCAAGGCTCAGGCTTTCAGGGCTACGCGTCTCACTGTTCAGGAATGAATGTTCAAACTGCGCGCCCAATTGCGCCGTCACCACGCGCCGCGTGGCCTTGTCCAACCCCATGTAGGCGTCCCATATCTGCGACGTGAGCATGTTCCGCAGGCGTTCATCGGGGCTTTGTCCCTTCATCAGATAGACTTCATACTCAGGGTGGTCTTCAAAGAACTGCCCGATAGCCTGCGTGTCGCCGCGGTCATACGCTTCCCAGGCCGCGTTCCATTTCTCTTTCAATCCACGGAACCGCAACTCACCCTCTGGCAAAATGCCGCCGCCGAGAACCGAAGCGGGCAGGGATGCAAGCAGATCGCCCACCCCGCCATGCGTCCCCGCGTACACGCTCATCGCGGTCGGCGTCCGCAACATGATCTCCGTCCGCACTCGGTCGGTCGCCATGTCGTAGGCTTCGCCACTGCGCTCGATCATGGCGCGCTTGGCATCGTCCACCGTCACCAATCCCTCGGCTACCAGGTTCGCCAGTTGACGGTCAATATAGTATTCGCCATACTCGCCGAACTCTGGTAGCCCGTTCTTCTCACGTAACCATTGCTCAGGCTTCGCCAACATGCCCGCCAGTTTTCCCAACGGTTCCGCCCACGTCCCCGCCGTGGCTTGTTGCATGGCGATCCCCGTGCGCGTCATGGTGGTCAGGCCAATACTCTCCGCGCCCTCTCCCTGCGAATTGATGAACGGGATCTCCAACCCCAGCGCCTTCGCGGGCATGGTCAGATACCAGGCGGGACCCAACAACGTCGCCATAAAATCAAGCGGACTGCTGATCTCTGCCTTCCGACGCAATGCCGCCTCTGCCACCGCCGCGTCCCACACACTCCCCGCGCGGGACTGCGCCGCCTGGGTGATCTCGCTCTCGCTGTATGTTTCATCCGCCGCCCATTCCTGCAGTACGCGCTCGGCTTCAAAGGTCTGTGCGTTCTTATCCTTCCGCAACTGGTCGAACGGCTGGCCGTATTGGATCCACGGGAACAACTGCTTGAACGGGTCCACGTACAACGCCCGCCCTGTCCACTCTGGCAGGAAGGGCAGTTCAATCTTGATCTTGCCCTTCAAGCGGTCGGGTAGGTCGCGCTCGTATCGGCTGGCGAACCTCTGCAAACGGAAGTAATTGGCGAACCAGGCGGGACGGTCGAACACCCTCAGCGCCGAGTTCATGCCCGTGCGCGTCGCCCAAAACTGATAGGGCACCACGTTCTCTATTGCCTTGTCGAACCCGTACTTCTTGTTGTAGTTCAACAACGCCCAATCGCGCATCCCTTCCCCATAGCGCACCGCCGCCAACTTCGCGGCTGGCATCTCGCGCTTCGTCACCTTCTTCGCATACGCCATCAATTGCGCCTGGAGTTCTGGCGTCAACTGATCGAACCGTCCGCCGCCCTCGGTGGTCGAGTAGCGTAGCGTATCGAGACCCGTTCTGCCTTCTGCTTGCATCGCTTCCAACAACGGCTTCAACTGTGACGTGTACGCTTCATCCAGGATCGCGCCCTCAGGGATAAACCCGCTGGCCTGATCCATCCCACCCAAAGGCAACTCCGCCTTCTGGAAAAGAATGTTCGGGTTCGTCGGGTCAAACGTCCCGCGGTTGTTGACGCTCTTGATCTGCTCAGGGTAGAAGGCAACATACTCTTTTTTACCTTTACTTTTCCAGTCCATTACTACGCCATCATATCCCTGCTCAATCAATTTATCTCTAAGCCTTTCAGAGTACAAATTGCCTGCTCTACGCATCTCATCAATAGTCTGCGCTTCTGGAATGACTGGCAACTTTTTCACATCATCAATCTCAAGCGGATTTTTCAACGACAAATATACAGGCTTTACATTCGCGCCATTGCCTGCTTCATTAGCATAACTACTAGCAAGCACGGGCGAATCGGAAAAGTAAAATCCTTTCCCAAACATGCCTGTATCTGTGTAACTGCCTACTTTGGCAAGGTCAAACGCTTCAAACTCCGCGCCCGTCCCGTGATACACCACCAGCGGATCGCCCTTCTCGTCCACCACCTTCGAGTTACCGAACCAACGCTTGAACGCTTCGCTCCGCGTCGGCGGCGCTTTCTGGAAGAAGGTATCAGGCTTCGGGGCTTTCACTGTCCCAGCCTTCAAGTCGGCAATGTATCTTTCCATTGCCTTCTCCAAAGAAGTGAACTCCGCCGCCTTCGCTTTCGCGTTTTGTATCTCTGCGTTCAGATCGGCAATCACACTCTGCTTGATCTCATTGCTCACTGGACGATTCCACGCGTCCACGCCTGCACGTTCCCGCGCCGCGGTCAGGTCATCCACCCGACGATTCAACTCACGCGCTTGCTTTCGGTAATCCAGCCGTGAAGCATTGATCGCCTTCTCGTCGGTCTGTCCTATTTCAGCCAGCCGATTGTATGCGTCCGCTCCTGCGTCATACTGCCTTCCGCCTTCTGCCTTCTGCTTCGCCATCTCCTTCGTCCCCGCGAACATATCCACCCCCGTCTCCTTCATCAGCGCGTCCACCTGCGCCTGCATGTCCACGCTTTCACGGGTGATCGGCTCGTCGGTCAGCAGTCTATCGAACACGGCGCGAATTTCATCCGTGATCTTCACGTCTATCTGGCTTCCAACAATGGCTCGGTAAATCCCCACCATCCACTGCTTCGCCATCTCAAAGACGCGCGCCAGTCCCTTCGTGGGCGCGCTCCCTTCGGTAATGTACTTCTCGAACCCGCGGGCGAACATCTCATCGGTCATCCGCGCCTGGGCTTCTTCAAAGGTGGCGAACACGTACTCTTCCCCACTCGAACCGCGGTAGTAGAACAAGCCATCGTCCTCGCGGATGCTGTGCTTGCCTTCTCCGTTGATCGCTTCCCACGTGTTGCCCTTCTGCTCCACCTTCACCCAATCCTGTACCGCCTTCCAATCCTTCGCAATCGCATCGCGATATTCGGGCAACGCCTGGTCGAAGTTCATCAACTGGCGGAGGAAGATATGCGCTGGCTCATGGACAAAGGTCGAGAAGTCGCTGGCTTCGTAGGCATGGATGAGTCCCTGCATGTCATCCATCATCGTCACCGCGCCCTTGTTCTCCTGATACAGCCGCGCCGTTGACCCCACCGCCTCCGCCATCTTCGGGTCGAGACTGTGCGCCGCGTCCAATATCGCCACACGGTCGGCGGGGTTCGGCTCATTCTGCACCGCCCGCCGCAACTCACCCTCCCCTGCCCGCACCAACGCCCGCGCGTAACTCTCCACCTCCACCGATGACATGCGGCGGTTGATCGGCGCGATCTGATAATACGTCTCCTTGATCTGGATCGCCGCATCATCGAAGATCACATAGTTGTAGTTGCCTTCTCCCTTCCCGCGGCTCGAACCGTCCAGGTACTTGATGCCACTTATCCCTGCTTCACGCAAGGCAAGCGACGCGGCTTTGTCCCGTGCTGACTGGCTGGTAAATGCCTCTTTTCCGCCAATTGATTTATAAATCTTCTCGCCAGTATTCCAATCTTTATCAGGCAATCCAGGCATCAACTTTTCCAGCGCCTCCCTCACCGCGGACGGTTGCTCACTCAGCGGACGATCCCACAACAAATAATTCTCGTCGGGGATTTCCACCGCGTACAGTTGGCCTGTGTTCTCTGTTTGAGAGACGCGCGCTTTCAGATCTGGCAGTATAGCCTTTGCGGTTGTGTTGTCGTAGAAATCTATCTTCTCAATTGTTTTCCACTCAGTACCAGAAAGATAGTAATTCAAAATTGACTTCGCCACCTGCGCTTCCCGCCCAGCATATCCCAGCGCATCCACCACGGCTTCCTGTGTTTTGACGATAGACAGACTGGCGGCAACTTCCTTCCCATCCACCATGACATCCGACCGCTTCAACTTTTCACGATACCAATTCGCCACACTCTTATCCCCTGCGAAGTACAAGCCCCAGCCGTAGGCTTGCGCGCCTTCACCGCTTCCCATGTGATCCAGGGAGAACTTGTCGAACTTGTAGGGCGTCCCGTGATAGGCCGTCTGTTGCATCTCTCCCAGCCCGCCCTTCGTGATCCCGCCATAGATGCGGTTATAGAACTGCTCGGGGGTCAGTCCATACTTGGGGCCGTAGGTCTTGGCGTTCGCGTCGAACATCTCCAGCAACACGTCGGCCTGCTCCGCTGGCAAGCCCGCCTCTTCGATCATCTGCTCGCGCAACACTTCCCGCGTCATTGCCATCTCGCCGCGCGCTTCGGCTTCACGGATCCCGATCTCAGCCTGGGCGTTCAACTTCTCGCTCACGGCCTGTTGATACAACTTGTCGGCTTCGTTCCAAAGGCGCTCGTGATATTGGCGATACGTCTCTGTCCCGTCCACGAACTTCCCGTTTTCGTCCAACATCTGCACGAACGAGTCCAACGCTTCCTTCGGATATTCGGCCAGGGCTTGCACCATTCTCTCGCGGCTCATCTCCATCAGCCAGGCGTTCCCCTCCGACGCCTGACGATAGAAGTCATCCACCGCGTGAGATACTTCCCTGTCGAACTTGAAAATAATATCCTTCTCGTAGCCCCACGCCTTCGCCCAATCCCAGCGTTCCCCCATCACGGGATCATTCGCCAGTAGGTCGGCGGCTATCGCTTTCAGGCTGGTATATAAGCCCGTCTCTGGCTTGTCCTTGCCACCGATCAACGCATCCAGCGCGGCCAACACAAACTTCTTCTCGCGCTTCAACGGACCGTACCAATCGGGGTATGTGCTTGAGACGCCCCTGGTCGTACTGCCTGGCGCGTCCAGGTTGTAGGTGTGGATGCGGTAGCCTGGCTCTCCATTGTTCACCCTTGCGCGCATCGAATACAGTTCATACTGCAACGCGTCGAACGCCACGGGATCCAACTCGGAGATGTGCCTTGTGATCGCCGTCTTATAAACAGGGTTGCGACGCGGATCATACTGGCCGAACTCTTCTTCATTGGCCTTTTCCGCCACCTGCACGGCTTCTTCCGCGGCCGCGTTCGTCTTCTCGCTCGGTTCGGGCAGGGCTTCACTCTCCGACTTTAGACCTTCGACATTCGACTGGTCAACCTTCGGCATCAGTTCCATCTGATCCTTCAACCACGCCGCCTTCGCATCCACCGCCTTCTGCATGATCTCAGGCGTGATGTCATCGAAGCGTTTCACCGCTCCGCCTTCCGCGCCGCCCCACTTCTTCACGAACTTTATCACGTCCAACTTCGCGCCGAAGACCTGGTTGCCGTTGCGGTCCAACCCGCTCATCCCGTTCTCGCTGGCGATCTTCCATACTTCCACACTCGCGGGTCGAGTAGGCGTAGCCGTATCGAGACCCAACACCGCGGGCGGGGTCGCGCTCTTGCCACCCTCTCCAAATGTACCCATTTGGGGAGGGGCAGGGGGTGGGGTCTCACTGACTACTGGCCTTGTCTGTGCCATTGGCTCGGCCATCCCCACGGGTTCAGGGCTGGGACGTGTCGGCGGCATCGGTGATCGAGTAGGCGTACCCGCCGTACCGAGATCGCCCTTCGTCGCATCCTGCACCTTCCCCACTCCATCCTCCCACACGCGGCGCATGTCCACCACCCGATACAGATAATCGTCCTGGTAGAACTTGCGGTTCGCCGCGCGCCTGTCCGCTCCCCAAAGGTTCTTTACATCCTTGCGATGCTTCTTCAACACGCCCGTCATCTCGGCGCGGAAGTCTATCGTTTGCTGGTAGGCTTTCATCGTCACGTCGGCCACCGCATCCCCATACTTGGCGCGCACCATCTCCACCAGAATATCCCGCACCTGCTCTTCCTTCACGCGCTCGGCGGTAAACGCTTTCTGGAACTCCTCATCAATCAACGCGCCGCGCTGTTCCAACTCCAGCATCCGCGTCTCGATGGTCTCCTGCCCGAACTTGCCCTTCCATTGCTCATAATGCTCGGCATATTGTTTCAGGCGGAAGTCGTAGGCTTTGCCCCATGTGTCGAACTCCTCGCCCATGAGCGTCAACAACTTCTGCGCGTCGGGATGCGTCAACCCCAACGCCTGCATCACGCCCTTCAAGTTCGTCAATACGTCCGTGTTGGTCTTCGTCCAGGCGCGCTGTTCCTTCTCGTACCAATCCAACCACGCCAAAGACTTCTGTCCCTGGAACTCGTCGGGCATGGCTTCCACGGTCGCGGCCACTTCATCCGCCGTCATGTAGTGGGTGATCCATTGATCGTTCCGATATCCGACATTATCTAAGATGACTTCCCACATGCGGTTCTCGCCTTCGGACGTGAGCGCGTTCGCCACATGCTCGGCCTTATGACGTAACTCCTGCCCCTTGCGCGCGTCAATCCAACCCTCCGCCCGCTTCATCACCGACCGAAAGGCCGCGTCCACCTTCTCAGGCGTATCCGCCGTTTTGAGATACCCGTCCAGCGCGTCCATGATCCCCGCTTGTTCGAGCAGGGTGATCGCCTGGCTGTTGCTCATGCCCATCTTCTGCGCCGCGCCCGTTATCAGGTCACGCGCCTTCACGCCTGCCTGTCGAACAGTGAGCGCGTCCATCACTTCCTTCTGGCTGATCCCGCCCTCGATAGCGCGATACACCATCTCAGGAAGAAGCGGGTCAATGGCTCGAAGCGAACTCTCCAGCCCCGCGTCCATCTTACTGAACCCGCGCCCGCGTTCCCACACCTTCCCCCACATCTGCTTCATGCCCACGGTCATCGCCCGCGCCCCTTGCATCCCTTCCATCTTTCCCGCCAGCGGCGTGATCGTGTACTTCTCTCCGAACTTCGAGATCGTTTGTTGCACCTGCCCCAGCGCTCCCTTGCTCCTCATCGCGTCGGCTATGGCGCTCCCCTTGCCCTTCGCCCCTTCGATGCCGAGATGCCCGAACATGCCCGAGTCCGCCATGCGGTCGGGGGTAAAGCCGAAGCGTTTTGTCCACGCGTCGATCTGCTTCATGCTCATCATCCCATATACCCCGCTCGCGGCCATCGTCACTTCGCCGTTGATGACGTTATCAATAATGTACTTGGGACTGTACCCCAGCAACAACACAGACTGGACGCCCTTCAACGTCTTCGCAATCTGTGAAGCGAAACTGCCAGGCTTGATCTTGAAATAATCCACCGCCCACTTCTCGGCATGGCTCTTGAACGCGTCCAACGCCATCGCCTGAAACTGCGCGGGATGCCACGGCAACGCGTCGGGACCGTTGAACGTGCGCCCGATCTGCTCCAGGTCTTTCACCGTGAAGCGTCCCGCGTCCATATCTTCCAACAATGTCTTCGCCGCCTTGTCGGTACTCTTCATCACCATCTGGCGCAACTGCTCGAACACACGCGCCGCGCTGTTCGGTTGCCCCAGGTCTTCCACCAACCGCCCCGCTTCCATGCCCAGCACGTCGGCCACGCGCAACATCAGCCCGCGGTTCTCGGCGCTCACGTCCCACATGGATACCTTCATCGCGTCCAGGTCGAAGCCGCGCATCATTGGGATCACCGTATAGAACTCCGCCGATCCGACCACATCCCCCGCGATATTCTTGGCCGCTTCCATGTCCATCTTCTGCAAACTCTTGAAGAAGTTGTTGAACTCGTCTGGCGTCAGGTGACTTGCAATCGCGCCGAGATGATCCGCCGCCAGGCTCATCGCCATCTTCGCGCGGTTCTCTGGCGCAAGCGTCATCATCCTCTGCACCCAACCCTTCATCCCTTCCTGCGGGGTCGTGCGCGTCAACGTCTCGTTCGGAAAGAGTCCCGCCGCGCCTGCCGTGATCTCTCCGCTCTTGTTCAGCCCAGCCATCCAACGCGATACCGCGGGCAACTCTGCCGCCTTTGCCGCTTCGATCTGGCCTGCCAACGCCTTCCATTCCCCGATCACCTTTGACGGGTTATCCCATCCGCCCTTGAACGCGGGCACCAGATCGCCGCCCGTTACCTTCAAGCCTGTCGAGATGGTCTTGCCTATGGCCTGCGGCACCATCACGTCCAGCGGGTCGGCTACCGATTGCGCTACCAGGTCGGCCAAAGGCGCGCCGATGGTCGCAGAGTATTCTTGAATGTACTTATCTATTACCGTCTGCGGATCGCCGCCTGCTTCCACCTCTGCCACAATCGCCAGCCGCATTTCTTGCATTACTTCACCCGCAAGGTATTCCGAAACCGTGGCCTTTTTGTTACTACCCAACGTCATCCGCTCGTTGTTCTTCAACCAGTCCACCCCCCTGAATCCCTGTGCAAACCCTGACATATCTCCATTCAACGCTTTTAATACTGCATCCTTACTCAAACCTACAACTATCGCGACATTCGTCATCCACGCGTCAAGTTGGCTCGTCTCGGCTAACACGCGCCCTGCCTGCCATGCCGCGCTACGATACTTCGGATCAAATAAATAACGTGCAGTCGCTCCCTTTGCTTCTTCAACTCCCGTTGCTTCGGCAATGGCCGCATCGCCAACTTGCGCGACATATCCCGCGGCCTGCTCCATTGCCTGCCCCGCGTCGTTCAGGAAACCGATCACGCCGTTCACCAAGTCATTGACTTGTTGCATGTCGAGCGTGAGTTTGTCGTCGCCCTGTTGCCAGAAATATTTATTCGGGTTGTAGCCCGTCTTCTCGCTCACCACACCCAGCCCGCCGCCCACTACCGCGCCAGGCACACCGCCCATCAACAAGCCCTGCACCGCGCCGCCGATCAATGGGTTGCTCTGCAAGTTGAAAAGAGTCTTCTGCCAGGCGGGTACATTGTCCCAATTGAAAGCAGGGTCAGCCAACAACTGACCGCGCATCTCAGGCGGGAACTGCCATATATCGAAACTCGGATCGTTGAGTACGGCCGTGCGCTGTGCTTCGGGAACATCCGACCACAGCGCTTCCCCGTTCTTCACCATGTCCACGGTCACGCCCGCCTGCTCGCCTGCAACCTTCCCACCCGCGAACCGTTCCTCCCCTTCCCATAAGAAATCAGCGGGGGGCGTCTCCAATGCGGCCAACAACTGCAACGCTCCATCGTCTGCGTTCAGGTATTTCCATTCACTCTCAGGCGCGCCGCCATTGCGCCACTGCATGTACTTGTACGTCTCTTCGATGTATCCCTGCAACTCAGGCGACATCCACTCAGGCAAAGATGTCCCTGGCGGGGTCGCTTGAATGGCATGATACCAGCGGGCGATCCGTTCGGGAGCCTGCCAATAGGTCGGGTCATAGTCCATCTGTTGTTGCATGTAGTCTGATGTTTCCTGCGCCGCTTCTTCCGCGGTCAGGCCGTAGTTATTCATCAGATCGCTTTGCATCTGTTCGTCAGTCGAGAGTTGCGTAGTTTCAATGCTGGTCGTCGGCACATCCGTTACAGTCGTCCCCGCTTCGGTTGTCGTTGTAGCAGGGGGCGGTTCGGCGGGCTTCTCTCCCAACGCCTCGGCCAAATCCTGCGAAGACCAATTCTCCTCCTTCGCCTGGTCAATGATATGGCGACGCCCCGCGTTCCATCCTACGGGATGCGCGTCACGCCATTCGTTCCGCCGATCTCGTTCCGCGGCCTTCTGCTGTTGTTCGTCTTCTGCCTGCGCTCGGTTGATTCTCTGCTGACTTGGTGACATTTTGTACCTTTAGTTGTTCACGTTCAACGAATACAAGGCGTTCGCCCAGCCACTCCGTCCACGGCCACCGCCGCCTCCACCGCCGCCTCCACCTCCACCCCACCATGAATTATTCCCGCCACCGCTTCCCCCTCCACTTCCGCTTGTATCAGGCGGGGGTGGGGGAGGAAGGGTTTGTGTAGTTGGCGGAACGTAATCACGCGCGGCCCATTGTGCGGGCGTCAATCTGTTCGGCTTCATGGCGAAGCCAGATGTACCAGCGTGCAACTTCGGCGGGTTCTTCCACGTTCCGCCGCTTTGAATTGGGTTGGGAACGCCAGCCTGCGGATGCCCCAACGGATTGAACCGTCCAGGCGGATACAGTGATGTCGTCTGGCTCGCGTTCGTCCCCGATTGCAACGGAGGCGGGTTGTTCCATGTCGCCGTCCCCTGAATGGGCGGAGGGGTCGGGTTGTTCTGCACCCACGTCTGCGCGATGGGGACTTGCTGTAACGGCGCGCCCAGCGGGTTCGTCGCCACGCCCAGCGGATTCGGGTCTTGGCCTACCTGCATCCACGGCGCAAGGTTCATTCCACCATGCGCCCGCTTCCCTTTGATAGTCGGCGCGGCTGGCCCTTGGGGAGGCGGTTCATTCGATGTCGTTGCCCCACCCGTAGGCGAAGCAGATGTGCCTGGGTTGTGGGTCTGTAGCCATTGCTGTTCTTCATTTTCCAGACTGTTGTTGTTATACGGGGCTGTTGCCATTCTTACCTCGTTTCTTCAACTGATCCACGGCCTTCATCATGGCCGCGTATTGCTCGGGGTTCTGCTGTTCCATGAACTTGTGCATCTCGGGCGGCATCTGTTCGATCATGCCCACCGTCTCCTGCATGGTTCGCGCCATCTGCATCTCTTGAAGCGGACGCAACCACTCGGCCACGAACTCACGCGCCCACACCTGTACGTCCACGCTCGCGCTGTGCGCGGCGTCTTGGGCATCAATAATTGTCGCGGTCATCGGGTATCTCCTTCAACTCTGATACTCTCACGCAAAACGGCGGCTCATTCAAACGCCTTACCATTGCCCATTCCCTATCTCGGTCTATTGCTAAAAAGATTACTGTCTCGCCTTTGTAATCCAGCAATAGATACTTCCCAAAATACTTCATCACATTCCTCCCATCCCCTCAGGCGGGACGGGCATCTGCCCTGCCAGGTCTGCTTCGGTCGGCTGTCCGCGCGGCGTCTGCGGTTGTTGCGGCATGGGTGGCCGCTGTCCCTGCATGGGTGGTTGTCCTTGCATCATCTCAGGCGGGACGGGAGGTTGTTGCGGTCCACCCTGCGGCATCGGCGGGGGCTGGGTCGGCTGGTTCTGTTGCGCCATCATTCCCTGAATGGCATCCATCACCTGCTTCATCGCCATCTCACCCGCCACCTTGCGCGCCTGCTCGATCCACTTCTGCTTCGCCATCGCTTCGGGGTTCTCCACCCCTGCGAACTCGCTCAACGCCCACTCCTCGCTCGCGCCCAATTCCACCGCCGCCTTGCCCGCGCTCAACATGGACAACTTATCTTGTGGCAAGTCAATGTCCACCTTGCACTCGAAGCGCACCGTGTCGGGGATGTCTTTGGCGGTCAACTCCAAGTCCTTCCCATACTTCTCGCTGACCTTCGTGCCCTGCTTCAATGTCTTCATCCACGTAAAGGTCACTTCCATCGCCTTCGCAAACGCCTCCCCCAACATGGTCTGCACACCCACCAGGGGCAGGCGTCCCGACTGGTTGACCAGGCTCACCAGCGCGTACGGGTCGTTCTTCCCCGCGCCCGCGCCCAACGCCTGATCGAAGATCGTGGACTCGCTGTTCATCATCCGCACCAGTTCCATCGCGCCCACCGCATCCTTCGAGAGAATGTCTTTGGTCAACGTGTCCAACCGTGAACCTGGCGGCAACTTCCACATCCCCAGGAATTTATCGTGCATGGGTTCAATGTCGTCAGTTGATTGTCCCTGCGTGAACGTCCACTGCGCGTTCATGGTCGCGCTCATGTTGGTATTCATGGCCGTCAAGATGGAGTTCTGCAATCCCCACAACCCACTATCGGCCATCGTTTTCAAGAAGGGTTCGTACTGATCCTTCACCTTATCAAATAGGCGCGTCCCCTCCGTCCGCACCGCTACGATGGGCAGGCAGGGCAGGCCGTGAGCATCCGCATAGATCGGCTTTCCCTTACTCTCCGCCAGCCACACATACTTGAAGGTCGTGTCGGCCAGCGTACATTCGGTCACTTCATCCGTGTCTCTGCGCGCTCCCAACGCCTCATAAGCCGAAGCGCCCCAATGGGATTTCACGTCCGCCACGCGCCGCTTCACTTCGCTATACACCATCTCCACCCCGAACCGTCCATACTGCGGATACACCAGCATCGGGCTTGCCACTTCGTACAGGTACGGGGTCATGGCCGCGTTCTTCTCGGCCTGCGCCTTCCGTCCCTCCCAACGCATCTCCTCCCACTTATCAATGCCTTCGGGCTTCTTGCTCAGGTTCTCCACAATGTCGGCCATGCAGATCACGTTCAGGATCACTTCGTCATACAGGAAACCAGACAAGGCCGCGTCCCGCTCCACGCGCAAGCCTTGAACGTGGTTGCTCATCAGCCACATCGTTTGGGCTACCTGCTCCAGTTGTGAACTGGATTGTTGCGCATCGGGATTGTTCTTCTCGCTCGGCACCCTGAACTTCGGGCTGGCCGCGGTCAACAAACGCACCGCGCCCTTCAACTTGTTCTTCCCATCGGGCGAGATGGTCAACTTCACCTGCTCCGATCCCGACTGCAAAGACCAGCGCATCAGGTAGATGTCTTCCATCTTCCTCAACAACGCCTGCTTCTCCTGTCCCTTCGTCCGCAAGTCCGCCGCCAACTTCAACGCGTCATGAAAGCCGCGCTCGTCGTAGTCCTTCTCTGTCAGTTTCTTCGCCATCTCTCGCTCCTAGAATCGGATCGGTTGGTAGTTCTGCTTCTTCGGCGGTTCCTTGCTCACGCTCCGCTCGTTCGTCAATGCGTAACGCAGATCATCGTAGGCATGATCTTCCGCCCGCGTGTCCACGTCTTCCGTCCCTTCCTTCAAGGGCAACGTCTCCAACTGCTCGATCAAATGCGTACAGTTCTCGAAGACCATCAGGCCAGGGTCGCCGTCGCCAATGTCGGATAAGACTTCGTTCACCTTACGCTTCCCCTGCTCTCGGTCATTGTCCGCCTTCGTCAGCGGGATCCCGTTCTTCTGGTACTCGTCTGCCGTGGTGTACACCCGCCCGTCCTGGTTCCTGCTTACCCAATAAGAGTTCGGGTCGGCATACGTGAAGGCGATGATCTCATTCGGCGGGGTCATCTCCACGATCTGTTGCGCCTGTTGCTTGTCGGTCAACCCTGTCTTATACAATTCTCGGTACACATAGATCCGCTTCGTGTCGGGGTTGCGCGTGTACCAATGACAACTGAACGGCGCGCTGTATCCCCAATCCACCGCCCGCCATTTCACCCACGTCTCAGGGATTTCAAAACACTTCGCCAATGGGATCACATGCCGCTCATGGTTCCACATCGGGAAGGCCATGCCCGCGAACGCATCCCAATCCCCATCTCTCCACGCCTTTCGCAACGCGCCCTTCAAACTGTCCAGCCACCCCTCGTACTCTTCATTCACGAACGGGTTGCGGATATGGGTGATGTCCAGAAACCACGTCCCCTTCTGCTCACCCTTGCGGAACGGCTCTATGAATTGTTTCTTGAACCATAGCAACCCGATCCCGTCCGCGTTCGTGGATAGATAAATGCGCGGCCTCCAGCCTGGCTTGCTACTTCGCAGGGACCCGCGCAACTTGTCCTTCTTCGTCTCTGTGATCTGCGTACACTCTTCAATCACGATCACATCGTACTCAATGCCCAAATACTTCTCGATGTCCTTCTCATCCTTGAACCCGCCAATGATGATCCTGCTACCGTTCGGGAACTTCACCCCGTCGGCGGTCAGGCTGTGCTCCGTATAAGCGAACACTCTGCGGATCACATCTTCCAATGACTCTTTCGCCGCCTTCTGTATCTTCCGCAAGAACAATACCTTCAAGCCTGCCACCCGTTGACAATCATCCAATCCCACCTGCGCCATGATCGTATGACTTTTCCCTGGCCCGCGCTTCCCACCCAACGCAACCCACTCCGCCCCGTCGCGCTTATCTGCCGCCCGTGCCGCCGCGTGGAATGGCAACATCCCCTCCAACGGTACATACCCGCTGGTGATGAAGCGTTCCACCTGCTCGCGTGGACATCCCGCCTTCTTCGCCGCGGCGATCATCCGCTCAGTCTTCTTCGTCGCTCTCGTCGTCACTGTTGCCATAAATCTTATCCAGCATCTTCTCGTAACCGATCACGCTTAGGGTATGCACCACTTCCATCTTGTCGTTGAATAATTTGTGATGCTTGCCTAACTTCTCCAGCGCGGCCTGCGCGTCCACGATCTCCAACTCCATCTGCTCGTCTTCCCACTCCTCCGCATCCTTCCCCTTCCCCACTACCCGCCGCGTCCGCTTCGTCTTCACCTTCTTCAACATGCTCAGGTGAGCGCGGGCCTCGTCACTCGAAAAGTCAAAGGATGCGAACCCGTCCTTACTGATCACCAAACTTGCCTTTGCCTGGTCGCTCAACCGCCCCAGCACCTCCTCGGCGCTCATCCGTTTGTCCTTCAAATGCCGCTCAATTTCCCCCCGAACCTCAACTTTCCTCAATAAATTACTGCCTAATGTCCACGCCGAAGCCTTTTTTGCGCTCGGATATACGCGCCGATATGCCTCCGCCGCGCTCCAGCATTGTAGATATTCCGCCACGAAAGCCTTGTGCTTGTCCGAAAGCGCCACACGTCACTCATCCTTCACAAACGAATCCGCCAGCCAGCCCAGCGCCACCCCCGCCCCCACGCCCAGGAACCCCAACAGGTACGCCACGAACCCGCGCTTCGCAGGCTTCACATCATCCCCCAGCCCGCGCCAGAATAGCCACACAAACGGGAAACTACTCGCCACCCCTAGCGAGTAGTTGGTGAGTTCGCGCCACCCATGCGGCATCCTGTTTGTCTGCCGTCTGGTGTAGTGCATAATGAACCCGCCGATGGTTGCTACAATGAGTTCAACGATCAAGCGCAAGTCCCTTAGAAGTTCGTCCATCTGCCTTGAGACCTAACTGCTTTCGCAAGGTCACATTCTCCGCTTCGAGTTCATCCACGCGCTTCGATAACCGCGTGTTCTCGTTCTGCAACGCCTCGATGATCCCGCGCAACGCGTCCACGTCGCTCTTCTTCGCGCTCGACTTGGCCGTGATAAACCCCGCCACCCCCGAAGCCACGCCCACCAAGCCAAGCAATATCCCAGGCCAGTCCACGGCTAGCCTTTTTCTTCTGGCGCGCTGGTCGTCTCTGGCATGGCTGGGATGTACCGCAATACGTCATCCTTGAAACGGTTGAACTCGTCCAACACCGCGGCTTCGATGGCGTCCGAGACGTTCACAAAATCAATATTCAATCCGATTCCGTTGAGTTGTGTCGTAACGTATTCAATCGCCCATAGTTTCTTGTCGAAGTATTCGCCCTTCGCCTTCGCCACCAGGCCGAACTGCTCCGCGGCCAACACTGCCACCGTCACGATGTTCTTCACGATGGCCTGCTGTTCGCTGGTCAACTTCGCCTTCGCAACCTGCGCTTCATTCAGCAACCACTTCACCGCGGCCGCCGCCAACACAGGCGCAATCGCCAGGATCAACGCCTGCAAAAGTTCCGAGATATAACCGAGATTGAGTTCCATGCTTTTCTCCTCTATGCTTCCCTCTCCAAATGTACCCATTTGGGGAGGGTCAGGGTGGGGTAACAAAAGCGGGGCAGTCCATCCGTGGACTGCCCCGCGACGTTCGCCGTCGTTCTGTCGGGCTTCTTCGCCATTATACAACTGTTTGCACTTGCTAACAACCTGCAAGCATGTTACACTCTCAACGCCCCTCCTGATAGAGACGCTCGCGGCCCCCGCCGTGGGCGTCTCTTCTTTTTCGCGCCGAACGGTTTGCGTTACCTGCGTGTGGCACAGGTAAACTCGGATAGAAATCGCGCTGCCTGCCACACGTCAGGTACACGCTTTGTTAGGCTTCTCTTTCTGCTGGCGAGCCGTGCTACTCTCGCAAACTTCGGGCGGCATATGACCTCGCCCTCCATTGCCTGCGGCATGAAGCCACATCACAATATCAACGTAGCCGAACTACTGAGCCTTCCGCTACACTCTAGCCATACGGATTCTGTCACGGCAGAGCGAGAAGCCTAACGGTTATGGTTTAGCGGCGGGGCGGTTATCGTGACCGCATACGCGGCACTTCCACAAAACCGAACGAGTACCGCATTTAGCGCAGGGCGCAGCCCCGTCCGCTGCAACCGGTGTTAGCCGCTTCACACCATAGTAGTGGTATGCGTTGTAATCGTTTTCTCTGCGTGGGTAGCCATATCGAATGTCGTGACGCCAGGCAGCGCGACGGCGCAACTTGACCACAACCTTTTTGAGCCTATCCCATTGGCGAGGCGTCATTTTGTAATAAGCAGATGCGCCATTATCGCGCCGAAAACTGGCATAGCAGAAAGGGACAAGATGAGTTTTTGTGCTATTAGGGTAATTTTGCTCATGTACGCCTTTTTCCATGATGATTTCTTTAATCATAATGATTCTCCTTTCGCCAAGTTGCGGCTAACGGTTTGCATTACCTGCGCTTGGTGGGCGTAGATAATGCCTGAGATGTGGATAAAACTTCGGGCTTGTAAAAGCC